AGCAGTTGGAGAAAATATTAATATAGATGTTCAAGACTCAGCTGGTAAGAATTATGCAATGAAAATTAGTGAAGGCAGTACTAAAGCAACCTTTATGTTAGCTGACACCACTGTTATTCCAGCAGTACCAGCAATAAACGCAGAACCACCATATGAGGTAACATTGCCAATTGACGATGAATTTATGAGTAAGTTTATTAAAGCAAAAAATGCATTACCAGATGCAAAGAATTTTGCAGTACAGGTAATAAACGGAGAGATTAAATTTATTATCAATTATTCAACCGTTAATTCGGATAATATTACATTTGCAGTCGGGAAGTCAGATGTTACAGATTTAGAACCAATTTGTTTCTCTGCAGATAAATTAAAAGAAGTATTAGTAGCAAATAAAGGCGACAAAGGGATAATGCATGTATCGAGTCAAGGATTGTCTAGAATTGACTTTACTGGTGTTGATTTCGAATCTAATTACTGGTTAGTTCAATTACAAAACTAAGTATGGAAGTTAAAGTAATAAATAAATCAGACAATGATCTTCCTAGCTATGAAACTATAGGTAGCGCTGGGTGTGATGTTAGATCAACTCACGGAGCAATAATAGGCCCTGGTTTAAGTACACTAATCAAAACAGGATTATATGTAGAAATACCAGTAGGTTATGAAATACAGGTAAGGCCAAGAAGTGGATTAGCATATAAAAAACAAATAACGGTTTTAAACTCTCCCGGAACTATTGACGCAGATTATAGAGGAGAAATCGGAGTAATTTTAATTAATCACGGATTAGATAAAGTTGAAATAGAAAAGGGAGATAGAATAGGTCAGCTAGTATTAAATAAAGTTGAACAAATAGAATGGAACTCGGTATTAGTATTATCAGACACTGATAGGGGTAAAGGAGGATTTGGTTCAACGGGAAAACAATAAATTATGTTTGGAGTAACAGAAAATACATTATGGGTAGAATCCTTCCGCCCAGATACAATGGATGGGTATATTGGTAATGAGCATATTATCGACAAAGTTAAAATATTTATTAAGAATGGCGATGTTCCGCATTTATTATTCTTTGGACCGGCCGGTACCGGTAAGACTACATTAGCAAAGATTATTGCTAATAGTGTTGACGCAGATATGATGTACATTAATGCGTCTGATGAAAACTCTGTTGATGCAGTAAGAGATAAAATTAAAAGGTATGCGTCAACTGTAGGATTTAAGCGTTGGAAAATTGTTATATTAGATGAAGCTGACTATTTAACACCAAATGCTCAAGCAGCTCTAAGAAACTTAATGGAAACATATAGTAAGACTACTAGATTTATATTAACATGTAATTATGTAGAAAAAATTATTGATCCGATACAAAGTAGATGTCAGACATTTGCAATCACTCCGCCTAATAAAACAGATGTAGCAAAACGATTGGTTACGGTGTTAGACGAAAAGAACGTGTCTTATGATGTTCAGGATATTGCAGCAATTATTAATGCATCATACCCAGATATACGAAGAGCAATTAATGCAGCTCAAGCATCAGTAGTAGATGGTACCTTGCAATTAGATAAAGCTAGTGCCATACAAGCAAATTATATGACCGAAGTATTGGAAATGCTTAAGACTGCTAAAGATAAAAAAGCAACATTTAATAAAATACGACAATGTATTGCTGATAGTAAAGTAAAAGATTTTACTCCATTATATACTTTCTTATATGATAATTTAGAAGAATTTGCTACCGGGCATATTGCAGCAATGATATTAATTATTGCAGAAGCCCAATTTAAAGACGCAACCGTAGTAGACAAAGAGATAAACATAATGGCAATGTTTGTTAATATTATGAATGAATTATAGGAGAAATAGTAATGAATCAATACAATCCGAATATTAAGCCAACTGATATGCAACCTATCATATGCAAAGAATGTGGAAGTATGTATTTTCGACAAGTAATGGCAATTAATAAAGTTTCAAAATTACTAACAGGCCAAGACAAAGACACGATGGTACCGGTACCAGTATTTAGATGTGATGATTGTGGAGCAATACCAAAAGAATTCCAACCAGTAAAAATAAAGAAAAATGACAAGTAAATTTAAAATTGGCGATAAAGCTATAAAACCCAAAGGATATGATTTTCCATGTACTATAGTATCAGTGTTTACTACAGTTAATGGAGATATTCGAGTCGTAGGAGAAATGGACAACTACGGCCTATTACACATATTCAATGAAAATCAATTAGAATTAGTAAAATAGATTATGGCAGGACAAATAATTAAAGGTCAAGTTACAATTGTGTTTAAAACTTCAAATCGTAGCAATGCACGAGTAAAGATAAAAACATATAAACATAAAAGTATAGACGAAATTTTAACTGCAAAAAAATTAGTAGGTATCCCAGAAAATGCTATAATATTAGAAATGGGCATGGGTACGTGTTTTGAAAAACAATGGAAACAAAAATATAAATTATAATGGCAAGTATATTTGATTTTATTAACGGAGTAACCAGTAAAAAGAAAAAATGGGAAGAATGGTCAGAGCCAGATCAGAAGAAGTTCGCTCCATTTATTGTGAATAGGTGGCTATCAATGAGAATGGAGTTAACTGATTTAGTCAATGAACTTCAGTGTTATACTATTGGTCAATTAAAGCCAAGAGATACATATAAACTATATCATGATCTATTACCAAGTAATAAAGCATTTGCTAAATACATAAAAGGTAAAAAGTCTGACAAGTATGACGTTAAGTTAGTACAACAATTTGCAGAACATTACCAAGTAAGTAAATTAGAAGCTATTGAATATCTAGATTTGTTAGATAAAGAAAGTTGCGATCGTATACTATCATTATATGGGTATAATGCTGCAGAAAAAAGAAAACTATTAAAAGGAATAAAATGATAGAAAAATCAACCAGAGAAACAGTACACACTCAACATCATTACAAAGGAAAAGATAGTTTATATAAATTTGCAACCGAATGGGAACTTAACAGTTATGAATTCGATATAATTAAACGGATTGTTAGATGTCGCCACAAAGGCAATTTTAAACAAGACTTACAGAAAACTAAAGATGTAATTGACATATATCTTAAAGAGTTTAAATAATTAGGTTATTGTCAATATTTTTCTTATATTAATAATAAAAGAAAGAAAATGGCAAATCATGTAACAACAAATATAGTTATTCAAACGACAACTGATATTATAACACATCTAGTAAACCACATTAACAATGGAATAACGGACACGACTTCATATAGCGATCGAGAGAATATAATGACACTTAATTTATTCTCAATGCTATATGAATCTTGGCCGACTGAAAATGGCGAACCAACTTGGCCAACTAGAACTTACATGATGGACGTAGTTGGATCTAAATGGTGTTTTTTATCTGATATTGAGTTTGATGATGATAGTTTATGTCTAAATCTTACTTCTGCATGGGATGCTCCAAATTGGTTTATATATCGTTTATCTGATTATATAAACGAAAAACTTGTAACTGACACTTCTAAATTTGAAATGGAAATAACATCAGAAGATGAAGGATATAATCATGTTTCTGGTGGATTTGCAAATAAAAATGGCTGTGAGTTTACTTGTGATTATGATCCTCCATTTTCATATCCAGACAGTGATGAATATGATGATGATGGTGATTTTGATATAGCTCTAGATACATTTTATCAAAGTGTTGCAGATCATATAACTATTCTTATACATGAAGCTAAATTAGAGTTAGACGAAAATCTTTAAAATACTAAAACATGAACAAACAAGGCAACTATATTAATCCAGTATATAAATTATCAGTAGTAGATCCACAAACGGCACCTCGTAGAATTTCATACTCTCAATGGTCCATGTATGAAAAATGTCCGTTAAGCTGGAAATTAGCATATATTGATCGTTTAGCTCCATTTACTTCATCAATTGAAACTGTGTTTGGTACGGCATTTCACGAAACACTTCAACATTTTTTGACGGTTATGTATAATGAGTCGGTAAAAAAAGCCGACGCTATTGATTTGTCAGACTTATTAATGGATAATATTAAGAGTGAATATAGTAAATGCGTACAAGACAAAGACGGAGAACATTTTTCAACTCCATTAGAGTTAGCAGAATATCATGCCGATGGAGTTGCAATCTTAGATTGGTTTAAGAAACGTAGAGGACAATATTTTTCTAGTCGAGATTATGAGTTAATAGGAATAGAAATGGAATTGTGTACTCCAGCTTCTAAAAAAAATCCATCAGTCTATTGGTACGGATTCATGGATTTAGTTTTGCGACATAAACCTACAAATTCTATAGAAATTTTTGATATTAAAACTAGTAGAATGGGTTGGAATAAATATCAAAAAGCAGACTCATTAAAGTCGGCACAATTGGTTACATATAAAACATATTTTTCAGAACAATATGGAGTCCCTATAGAAAACATTAATGTAGAGTTTTTCATAGTTAAAAGAAAGCTAATGGAAGATTCAATGTTTCCACAAAAACGTATACAACAACATCAACCAGCATCAGGTACAGTTACACAGAGAAAAGTACAAAAACGTATAGATGCATTTGTAGAAGCTTGTTTCGATAATGAAGGGAATAAAAATGCCGATCGAGAATATATGGCTATTGCAGGAAAGGGAGCTAAACATTGCAAATGGTGTCCATTTAAAACTGATTATGAAAATTGTCCCAAAGAAAATAGGATTCGAGAATAATTTTTTATATTATATAGTATATGTATAAACCATATAAACATAAACATGTATACGTGTATAAGTTTTTAATGAAACAGCATAAATTTTACGGCAATAGATACAAGTCTTGTAGTTATACTTTATGTACTGATATAACTGGGCCTAATTGTAAAGAGAATCGACGTTTATTAGAAACTGGGTTGCGATTAGCATATAATCATCATCCAAAAACAATTAAATTTTCATACGAGAAACATGACTAAAGTTGCAGTTATAGGAAATAAGAATTGGCAGAATCGAAGAAAAGTTCAAGAAACACTTCGTGGCTTAAAAAATAAGTTTGACGATTTATTAATCGTTGGAGCTGGTGGTAATGAAGGTGCTAATAGTATGATTCGAAAATATGCTTTAGAATTTGGAATGAACTACAAAGAATATAACCCATCATATTCAGGGTACAATTTATACTCAGCAATGCCCAAAACATATTATGGAAAGGCATATCATTTTAGTCAATTACATCACAGAATGAAACTCATTGCGCAAAATTGTGATTATATGATTATCATGTCAAATGAATCCAAATTGGATCCATTTCTAAAAACAGCATATAGTAATATCAATAAACAAAATAAACCAGTAGTTTTACTAGGTTAATATTTATATAAAAGTTATAAGGAAAATTAATGAAGTTACCAAAAATACAAGAAGTAGATAACAACAAACAATCAAAAAAGAAAATTTTATTGTTATCTGATGATTTTCGATTACCTAGCGGGATTGGAACTATTAGTAAAGAAATTATTCTAAAGACAGTGCATCACTATGATTGGGTACAATTAGGTGCAGCATTAAAACACCCAGAGCATGGGAAAGCACAAGACATATCAGCTCAAATTCAGCAAGAAACTGGTATAGATGATGCTAGTGTTAAAATTATTCCGTGGTCGGGATATGGAGATCGTAACATCTTATTTTCCATATTGAATCAAGAAAAACCAGATGTAATTTTACATTTTACAGATCCAAGATATTGGACTTGGTTATATTCGCTAGAACATGAAATCAAAACAACATATGGTACGCCAATTGCTTACTATTCAATATGGGACGATCTCCCATATCCAATGTGGAACGCCCCATATTATGCTAGTTGTGATTTAATTATGGGTATCAGTAAGCAATCAGATAATATCCACAAAGAAGTTCTTAAACAGAACGGATTCACTATATCTGACTATGATAAATCAGATAAAGTAGAAAATAACGATATTATTACCGGTTATGTGCCACATGGTTTAGATCATAATACATATAAACCACTACCGGAAGACGATGGTGCATATCTTAAAATGGTTGAACAAATAAAAACTAATAATAATGCAGAATTTGTAGTATTTTGGAATAACCGAAATATAAGAAGAAAGCAGCCGGCAGATGTGATTTTATCATTTAAAATGTTTAATGATTCGCTATCAAAAGAAGATCGTTCTAAGACATTGTTGTTAATGCACACATCTGCAGTAGACCAAAATGGTACGGACTTAAGAGCAGTAGCAAAAACAATAGCTCCTGACTGCAAAATTGTATTCTCAGAAGCAAAACTTACAAACCAAGATCTTAATGCTGTATATAATGCAGTAGATGTGGTAATTAATATTGCTAGTAACGAAGGCTGGGGACTAAGTAGTACAGAAGCATTACTGTCAGGAACACCTATCATAAACAATGTTACTGGTGGATTACAAGATCAATGTGGTTTTGTCGATGAAAATGATAAGCTAATACAATTTGATACTAAATTTTCGTCAAATCATATGGGAAGATATAAACATCATGGCGTATGGGCTAAACCAGTATTTCCTTCTAATCGATCTATGCAAGGTTCTGTAGCAACTCCTTATATATTTGATGATCGTTGTAGCTGTCAAGATGTTGCTGATGCAATAAAATATTGGTATAATACTCCAGAGACGTTACGCATCGAAATGGGTCTGGCAGGAAGGCAATTTTGTTTAGATAATGGATTGACTGCGGAACAGATGGGTAATAAAATGATCGAAATGATGGATCTGCTTATAAGTAAACCAGTTACCCGTCCTAGATACACATTTAATAAAGTACAAGAAAAACAATACGAAAACACAGGAATAGTATAATGAGAAAAGTAGTTATATCATCACCAGTAGCAACACAATCTGGGTATGGGCATCATGCCCGAGAA